CGTGTTTGAGGTCGATGACGTCATGACTAGTGGCGTCCCATGGACTTCTGATTTCAATGGTTTTTGGAACTCATTTATGACCAATGACATAATTCACCGTGCCAAGGGGAAGAGCTATGAACAGATTTGCGAAGAGTACATTCAAATATTCCAAGGCGATGACAATGCTACTCGCGGCGACGTCAAAGATATCAATTGGACCGAAAGGTTCTTGGACTATGGATTTAGCGCCAAACCCATCGTTTGTGAAAATGGCTGGGATGTCGAGTTTTGCTCCACCCGCCTTTCCACCTCCACCCAAGGGCCGGTTTTTGTGCCCAAGGCTGGAAAAATGATCAGCAAGTTATCCGTCGTTCGCCAATTCAATGGCAAACACCCGTCACTGATACTCCGCTCCGCAGCCATGTCACTTTGGAAGTCTAGTCTCCCTGACCCGATACTTCGCATTGTCCTCGCCCACATTCTTCGCTTAACCACAGACTTTGTCGGCAAAGAGATCCAGTACAAAACCGATTGGACCTTCGAAGATGGGGTTGAGTGTGAACCAGATATGGAAGCAATTGCTCAGTGTTCCACCCATTACGGTATGGACCTCGCCAAGTTACAAGAATTGGATGTCTTTATGAATCAACAGCCCACGTTACGGCAGTGTTTTGACCACCCGTATATTCACATGATCATAGACGCCGACACACCACTCGCTCAGACTCTTTCTGATGCCACCATACCCGATGAAGTAGCTATATTGTCCGACCCTCGTCTTCCTCATTACATTCAGCCAATTAGCTTTGTTCAGCCAGGCACTACTTTACTAGATTTCGTGTGCACGCATCAACATCTACGTAAGCTTGAACCATCCTACTATGAAGATCTGCGTCAGCGTCCTGACGCCGATTACAGCGGCTTTTACGACTTGTGGCGTACCCTCTCGAACGCGCTTATGCACTCACTCAACGGTAATTCCACTAGCGGCCGTCTCGAGATTGGCAACAAAATCTACTACATTGAGGATGACTTCGTCGTTCTGACGTTGGACGTGCCGTACGCCACTTACACCAACAAATCCCTTCGGGCACGCTATCAGGCTATTAGTGAACGGTTCCTCAGTTTGCTGCGCAACACCAATTTCGATGCACACAAAGCCGAGGTCGATGCTCGCGCAGAAGGCCAAAACGCAAAACAACACACCACCAATGGTAATATATCTGCCTGGTGGCTAGCTCCCATCCCAGCTGCCATCATAAGCTTCATGTGCTACAGGCAATGTCAAATTTTCCATTCTGTAGCACACGCCCTTATGACAATCGGCGAAAAGAACGAGGACCCAGTCCTCGTCGAAGCGATGATGAAAGAGTTCATGTGTTTTGTTTGGGCCTTTCCGCCGTGGACTCTCCCTTATTATAGCAACCATGCCTTCGTCGAGGCATTGGCACTCGCCCACAATGCTGCTGTGCATGCAGTTAATGGTAACCCACCAAAGTCTGCGCGCGGCCGAGGTCGCTCTCGCGGACGTGGCGGTGCCACCAGTTCCAAGAAAGGAGTCCACGTCACTATACAAATGCCCCGCGCATCGTCCGCCCCAGCCCCGAAGTCTCGTCCACGTAAAACGCGCAGCCGCACAGGCAACGTGTCGGGTCGAGGCGCTTATACTTTCTCTGAAGGAGCTGCCAATCTTGGCGGAGCCGTGGGAGCGGGAGTTGACATGCTTTGGAACAAATTTGTTAAAGGTAAAGGTGATTATCAAGTGCAGAAGAATTCACTGTCACGCGGTGAAATGCCTGCCCTCACCTTCGCCTCTTCCTCCCGTGGCGTCCCATTTTGCCATGCCGAGCGATTTGACCAAGTCTTTTCACAAACCAGTTTCTCCCTTTCATACTATCCTATGAACAGCACCAATGCCAATCTGCTGCCATGGTTGTCCCAATTGATGACCTTGTTTGAGGAGGTTGAGTGGCTTGGGTTCTTGGTGGAATTCAGAACTACCAGTGGGAACGTCACCACGTCACAGGCACTGGGCGCTGTCTATTTAGCCGCCCTCTACGACCCCCATGACGCCGGATTTGGCACCAGCAACCAAATGATGTCCACACTCGGTGCCGTTGAAACGGTGCCTTGCAGGAGCGCAATTCTGCCAATAGAATGTGCCCCTCGCTCTAACGTTATGACACGTTATTATTCTCCACTCAATGGCAATTCTTATAACGGCGATACCGCAGTTGTCGGCCCAGGCGTGTTCAATGCACCTGACGCTCTTGCGGATCGTTTCACCACTCACGCCAACATCTTCGTGGGCGTTGAAGGTTGCCCAACAACCAATCAAAAGATCGGTGATTTGTTCGCTGTAGCCCATGTCGCGGTCTCGAAGCCACGCATATTGAATTCCAACACACTTTCTGGTCAAGCTAGCTTCTTAGGCACTGTGCAGTTTGGAGTCTACAGCGTTTCGAATGTCACAACTGGCACGCTATTTGATTTTTCTGGTGTCAGCAATATATTAGCAGGCACGAATCTTCCTATAAGCTGGAATGTCGCGGGAAATACCTTTAATTTCCCAGCGGGATTCCCTGGCATTTATCGTGTCACTATAAATTTTAATTGGGGCAGTGCAGTCACCGTCCCAACACTGTCCTTTAGCTCGTTCCGTTTATCATCTTTTAACGGACTCCCAGGTGCAGCGAACCCACCCATCCTCACCAATGTCTACCAGATACCAGTGGCAGGCACGAGCTCTACGACAGCAACTATGAACGGCATCTTCTATCCCAACATATTAGGTGGCACGTTCACTGTAACGACCAGCTCCCTTACGAGCACGGCCGTCGTCTACTCTATGGTCATTAGTCAAATCGGCCTTCTTAATTGAGAGACGTTAAAAACCCTCAAGCAAGTTGACCTCAACCTCTGCAGCGGTTTGGGAAACCGCCTATTACGGG